AACTCATCAACACCACCATCATAGAAAGTCTTTCTGATAACTTCAGACCAAGTAACTAGATTGTCTGCAAAGTCTTCATCTACAGTTCCATACTTTTTCATAGAACCTAGAACAATCTTTTTCTCTACTGAAGCAGCAGCATATGGTTGTTCAATTGTAACTGCAAATCTCTCAAGGAATGCTTCGTTCAAAATGTTAGTTCCAATGAACCTACCATCTTCTGAACCTTTACCTTTAGTGTTAGCAGTTGCCATCACATTAAAACCATCTTTAGGAGTAATCCACTTGTTTACCTTTTTCAAGTAAACACCTTTACCCTCTAGAACTGGTTGTAAACACATTAACTTGTTAGAACCTAAATCACACTCATCAAGTAAAAGAGTACAACCTTTTTCCATGGCTTCGATAACTGGCCCAGGAACAAACTTAGTTTCTCCATTGACCAATCTGAAACCACCAAGTAAATCGTCTTCGTCAGTTTCGATTGTGATGTTAACACGAATAAGTTCTTTATTCATATCAGCATGAACTTGTTCAATCATAAGAGTCTTACCATTACCAGACAAGCCAGTAACAAATATAGGATAGAACAAACCAGACTTTACAATCTGTTTAATATCCTTGAAGTGACCCCAAGGCACGAAACCCTCGAACACACTAGGAACTAGGTTTTGTTTTTCCATATTAGTTGCAATCAAACTCATACTCGCAGTAGTTTCTGTTGGAGTATTTATGATTGTTGATGGAGCAGTTTCTCCAGGCAGTTTAAACTGATTGTAACCAATCTTAAATTGTTTTTTAAACCAACCAGCTTTTGGAATACCAGCAGAAGTAGAAGCATCCTTTACTTGTTGGTTTGTAAGAATAGAACCAGCACCGAACATATCAGTTGCAGAATCTATAAACTTTTGTTTCTGTGGTGAAAAATACATTATTTAAATCCTCTCAAAGTTTTCATCATCATTTTATATTTCATAGTACCATGTTTTTTGAGTGTTGTCAAGTCGAGTGCCTAAGTCTTTGTTTTTACTTAACATTTCATGGTGGGAGTTTTTAGTGATTCCCAAGTTTTGCGAATCACTTTTCATTAGGCAACCATCTTAATAAAGTTATTAAGTAATGGTCTATTTGCAGTTTTACCATTTGACATTTTACCAAAGGCACGTTTCAACTGACTTTTATTATAAGTAACTCCATCTTCTAAATCAAGTTCAGTATTCATATCAAACTTGTTAGGCCCAGGCAAGATATAAGTCACATCAAAACCTTGACCTTTAGGAACAATTAAAACATTTTCTTTGTTACACTTTTTAACTAAGTTTTGCATTTCACCATATGATTGCACCATGTCGTATTCAACTACATCTCTAATATCATTATAACTGACATTACCTTTTCTACCACCACCAGCGACAAAAAAGTTTACTACATTCATATCAGGCATTTTCTTCTTTAACAATGCAAGTAACATTTTAGTTTGAGAACTATATCCTCTATAGTCTTTAGAAGATACTTTGTTTCCAGATTTAACATCTGTAAAAATTTGAGTACCATATCCAATACCTTGTTGACCATTACTAATCTGACCATTATTACTGCAAACATGAAATCTGTTGTGAATAGAATTACTCGCACCATCAGTAAGAAACACAGTATGCATTTTCTGAACACCAGCAGTTTTCTTGAACTGTGGAATTAAATCCATTGCACAAACTATTGTATCATTTAATGGAGTAGAACCAAGTGTTAATGAAGCAGGCTCATGGTAAGGATACCCAGCAGTTCTCCAATCTCTATAAGACCATCTATTCGCAAGTAAGTAAAGATAGTGCATCATATCATTTTGTTCTTGAGTTTTCATCTTACTTGAAAAAAAGTTTAACAAACTGACATTAAGAACTAAATCACCAGACTTGAAATTTTGTGCATAACCAGACTTATTACCCATTTTTCTATTGAAGACATTTGAAAAACCATAAACCTCAAAAGGAATATTAACTCTGTTACAGAACCAAATAATATTGTATAACTGATTCATAGTACCGACCAAGTTGTGAGCCATACTACCAGACCAATCTAGAAACAATACTAATCCATGATTTTTTGCACCAGGCAACGTAGTAACTTTTGCAAACAAGTCATCATTATATTTGTAAGTATGTAACTGACCCATATCTAGAGTTCCAGTTTTTGAAGTAGTTGCTCTTGCATATGCATCAGCAGACTTTTTCATCTCAAACTCTTTGACCATATAAGATACAGCTTTTTTACTATCTGTTTTTGTTTTATTAAGTTCATTTAGAGTTTTGTTCCAATACTTATCATCATCTTTTTTTTCATTAAGATAATGATTTTTGAAAATGTCAAGTATCTCTTTAGTAGGAACGATAACTTTTTTCAAGTCAACACTTGGAATATTTGAATACTGATAAGTACCAGCATCTTTGTCTAACATATTTTCAGCAGACTTAACAGAAGCATTGTCAGTAGTAGCAGTAATATTAAAATCACCATCACCACCACCTTTTGAAGCAGACTCTACTGTAACATCTTTAGTTTCTGATTTGTCATCTGAATCTTCGTCAGACTTTTCTGAACCAGCACTAGATGTTTCATCTTTAGTTTCATCAGAGTCTTCATCAGAACTTTCTGAACCAGCAGACTTTTCTTCGTCTGAATTTTCTTCTGATTCTTCTGATTCTTCTGATTTAGAACTAGAAGGCATATCGAACTCTTGGTCTGCAACATCATTTTCGTCTTGACCACTATCGTTACCCATTGATGGTTGACCCATGTCAGGCATCACTAAATCGTCAGTATCGGTATCTTTACCTTGACTTTCTGGATTTTCTTCAATAAAAGCAATAAGTTCTTTTGCAAGTTCAATTACGTCATCTGACGTAACAGTTTCATTAGCTTTCTTAACCCAGACCATTTCTTCGTCAGAAAATGGAACATCAGTATGATGTTTGAAGTGAAGATTAATTCTGTCGATAAGATTGTAATTCTTAATATCTTTACCAATTGTTTCAAAGAAATTACTATGAATAAGTTCTTGATAACCTTTATTGAAAATCTTTACTGCACCTTTATATTTAAGTTGAACAGCTTTTTCAATACGAACATCTTCTAGAACATTACAAACTGAATGTGAAATCTTTTGTTCTTTAATTTTAGTCATCATTTCTAATGGAGTCCATAAAGCATGACCAACCTCATGTAACGTCATTAAGTCTTGAATATTTTTGGACATATCTTTCCAGATTGGAAGAGCAAGTTCCCTATTCAGAACATCAAATGTTGCAGTTGATTGTTGTTTATGAACTACATGAATATCTTCTTCAGCAAGTAATTTTGCAAGTAGTGATAAATCTTTCATGTAAAACCTCTTTCTCTATTATGTATATAGAATACCACAGAAAAAGAGTTATGTCAAGGGGTTGAAAAAACCCTTTAAAATCAATGACTTACTATCACGATTTTACATGAAATCCATGAGTGGTGCGAATCGATTGATTCGTGATTCGCAAATCTCAAAGTATTCTTTTTCTTTCTCAATACCTATAAAATCAAACCCCTCGTCTTTTGCAGCCATGCCTGTAGAACCACTTCCCATAAATGGGTCAAGTACAGTACCACCTTTTGGTGTAACCATTCTACATAAGTATCTCATTAGGTCAACAGGCTTTACAGTTGGGTGTGTATTCTTTCTTTCAGTTGTAGGTTTAGTATCACCTTTCCTATAATCTTGGTCTGTCCACTTATTACCATTTGCACCAACTGATGTTTCGTGGTCATCCAGATTACTATGTCTTTCAGACTTAGAAGTTTTTGGACAATAGAAGAATCTAGCCCATTCTGTTTGTAATCCATCATGCATAACATTTGCTGGAAATCTACCTTTTTGTAAATCTTCTGGGTCATATTCATATGTGACATATTTTTTCTCACCAGCAGTTTGGTTAAATTTATTACCTCTCATGTCTGGATATTTACGAACTACCTTTTTTCTTTCTGCACCAGACACTTGGCCAAAACTTAGTTTGTCAATACCGATTGCTTCTTTTGACTTCTTACCTTGATCTCTGAAATCTGGATTTGTATCTGGATACTTTGCATCATTACCCTCTATCCTACAACCATCAATATTGATTGCACCAGTTCCATGTTTCAATACATTATCTACAATAGATTTTTCTGACAAAGGTTTTCTTGCCATCACAATAGGTTCGTGTGCTGGTTTCAATGCAGTTCCCCAGCCTTCATATTCAGAATTACCTTTTGTTAAATTTACTTCTTTTGTACTTTCTTTTCCCCAAAGATTTCTACCATCAGATGTTTCACTACTATCTGCATCACCAAATGCTGATATCCTAGTTCCAACTACTTCTCTTTCATTACCTTGTTTTTTGTCTATTGCCTTACCAATGTTCAAACTCTTTGGAAAACCACTTCCATATAACCACATCATCTGGTCACGAATTTCAAATCCAGCATCTTCTATTGCAACTGCCATTCTGTGATAATTACGAGAAGCAGAAAATGCAAGTAGATGTCCACCTGGCTTCAATAGTTTTAATGCAAGTTCCCAAGTTTCTGGTCTAAATGCAATATCTCCACCATCCCACTCTTTACCCATAAAACCTTTTGATGCTCTTGCATATGCACCATCTGTTCCAAACTGTGCTGGTGCAGAGTTTTCTTTACCAAATCGTTTTACAATAGATGTCAAATGATATGGTGGGTCGGTAACAACTGAATCTACTTGTACACCATCATCAATTAGTTTCTGCATTTCTTCAATGCAATCTCCGTTAAGTAGCAACATGACTAAAATTCCTTATCTTCTCAAACTTGATGGTTTCTCTGAACTTGTCAGCGAGTGCATCTTGTTTATGACTTATTACAAATACATTTTCTCCACTCAATGTATTCAATATCTTTAGGAACTCATCAGTTCCAGTACCATCTAATGAACTATCAAATATTTCATCTAACATAAGTAGATTTGTATTTGTAGAGTTTTTCATTTTAGCGATGGCTCTCCATGTAAAGAGTAATGCAAGGTCTATTCGCATTTTCTCACCCTCACTAAATGATGCATAAGAAAACTCATCACGATATCGTGACTTGATTGTTTCCTCAAAGTTTTCATCTAGTGTAAAGTTCACATAAAATTCCATAGAAGTTAGATACTTGTTTATCAACTTATTCATTATAGGTAAATACTGTTTAATAATCTTAGTCTTGATTCCAGTATCCATCAACATACTTCTTGCAGCCTCATAATATATCTTATCTTCTTTTAATTTAGTTTTTTGTTTAGATATACTTTCTAAGTTTTCTTTTAAATCTTTTAGTTTATCGGTATCAGTTTCTTCTTTACTATCTGTTTTATATCCATCTATTTCAGTTTGTAGTTTTACATTAAACTTTTCTAGTTCTAAAATAGATGTATTAGTTTGTGCAATAAGAACTTCGTTATCTCTTATCTGTTTTGCTATTGTCTTATACTCTTTTAACTTAACATCTACTTTGGACATTTCATCTGTAAGTTTCAGTAAACCATCATCAAGTTCGTTTACAGAAGCTTCATTTTGTTTTATTTTTTTTGCTTTAAAATTAAAACTAATAAGTTGTTCACAAGTTGGACATTCATCATTTTCTTCATAAAAAGTAATCATTTTACTTTCACGACTATGTTTGTCTTTTAGTTTAAAATGAATATCTTTTAGTTTGTCTTTCTTATCAACAACTTTATTCTCACCAGCCATATTTTCTAGTAAGTCATTATTTTCATATTGTAATAAGTTTTCTTTTTCTTTTCTTTTTTGTAACTCTATTTTGTTTTCTTTAATTTGTTTTTCTTTTTGCTGAATAATTTTATCTTTGTTTTCTTTCATACCTTTGATATGAGTTTCTTGCATACTAATTTTCGATTGCACCAAATCATACTCATGTTCTATATCACGAATATCTTCTAATACAGTTTTTATCTTTTGTTTTAGAATGAGATTCATAGTAGAAAAGATTTTGATATCTAGTATTTCTTCTACAACTTCTCGTCTGTGTCTTGCTTTGAGTTGCATGAATGGAGCCCATGATGCACTACCAAGTATAACAACTTGTGTAAAAGAACTATAATTTAGTTTTAGTATTTGTTGTTCTAATATCTTTTGATAATCACGAACATTTGCTTCAAGGTTCATCATCTTATCATTTTGATATATCTCAAACTTGTTTGGTTTGATACCACGAACTACTTTGTATTTTACAGTTCCAATAGAAAACTCAACCTCTACCATAGTTGCACCATTATTAATAGAGTTCACTAACTGACTCTTACTAATAGTACGAAATGGTTTACCAAACAAACCAAAACAAAGTGCATCTAGTACTGTAGATTTACCAGCACCATTCTCACCAATGATAAGAGTGGTTGGGTTTTTATCTAGTTGTATTTCTGTAGATTGATTTCCAGTTGAAAGAAAGTTCTTCCATCTCACATATTTAAAATTAATCATATTTCTAAATCTTGGGCCTCTGTGTATAGTTGTCTTTGTAGATTTTTAAGTCTACCTTTATCTAGTGTAACATCTAACTCATCAATGTATTTACTTAGAAGTGTCATAGTATCTTGTGTGTTCTCTACAATATCATCTGATACTGTATTTGCATCTAGGTCAGAAAAGTCCTCTATGATTTTTACTTCGTGTGAATCTGCTTTAAGTAATCTATCAATGAATTGGTCAAACTGATACAAGTCTTTTTTGTTTACCACAATTACCTTAACATAGTTATCTCTGTATTGTTCTAGGTCATGTGACTTATAATCGTTTTGAGTGTCATCATAATATATCTTCTTGTGAATAGTTCTAGGATTGATTATTCTATCCAAGCTCCTACTCTCTGTATCGAGTACATGAAATCCCTTTCTATCTTCACAATCATTCCAATAAAACTCATATGGACTGCCCAGATAATAGATGTGACCATCATCTGATTTGTGATGGAAATGCCCACTAAAAACTGTGTCAAATTTTGTAAAAATAGATTTATCAATTCCATGTTCGTTCTTCATACCCTTTATCATTTCAAAACCAGCAATCTCTAAATGACCCATACAAATCTCTGCTTTAGAGTCTTGTATTGCAGTCATTGTAGATGCATAGTTTGATGCATTAATCCAAGGCAGAAACAAAACATTTAAATCATCAAATGTAACTTCTGCAGCTTCTGGATAGATTTTTATATTTGAATATCTGTCACCAAGTAATTCAGTAACAGCATTTACTTCGTTTGTATTTTTGAAATAGGTATCGTGATTACCAACCATAACATGAAGTTCAACTCCTAGTTCGGCAAACCTTTGTATAAATCGTTCACGAAAGTCTTTTGCAATTCTATAGGATAGAAACTTACGTCTATCCATAATGTCACCCATATGAATACAATGTTTGATATTGTGTTCTTTTAGATATGGGAAGAATTGTTCTTCATAGAATTTGAAGAAGTATTCGTTAAAGTTCATGTTATCGTTTCTGGCACCAAAGTGTGTGTCAGTAATTATCGCAATTTTCAATCGTCAGTATCCATAAAGTTTTCTAGACCTTTAGCAGTCTTTTCATTTTCTTTTTTCTTTGGTTTGTATACAGCTTCATCAGGCACCATAATGTTAACATCAAATCCACCTATTGAATAACTTGTATTATCGCCTTCCATAGTTACATAAGGAACAAATTCTTGTTTCTCAATCATTCTGTGTTTAACATGAGTTTGTTTCTTTTCCTTTTGTATTCTACGAATAAATGCATAATAAATTATCTGTGTAAAATATGCAAATGGATTGTTAGATTTCTCTGGGTCAAAGTTTTTGATATATTGTAAACAATTCTCAATACCATCTGAAATCATTTCTTGTCTGTAAGTATAGTTTATGAAGTTTGGTCTGTACGAAAGTCCATTTGCAATTTTTAGAAAACATGATCCAATGTAGTCGGTGATTTGTGGAGGTTCATCTCCAGCTTCTTCTGCATCTTTACATTTCTCTTTCCAATCAATCATGGCTTGATGAAACTTCTTGTTGTTCACATAGTGAACGCCTTTTGCTTTAGTTTTTGCCATTAGTAAATCCTTTTCAATCTATGTACCTATTATAGTATTTTTTGGGGTTTTTGTCAAGATAGAATTAGTTTTATTTTAGGGTTGACATTACCTCAAAATACTGTATAATCACTATTGTGACTCATCAGAATAATACTTAATGTATTGTCTTTTTGTTACTAAATCTATCCAGTATGGCTTTTAAATCTTCACTAGAAAATATTTCATCATCTAAATATTCTTCTTCTTCTATTTTTTGAAGTTCTTTATTGGTTGGAACTATTTTTTGTATAGTACCTTGACCAATATTACTAAGAACATATTGATAATATCTAGTCAATCCCACACTTGCAGGCGTCATTATAACTATAGAATGTCTTTCAATGGAAAAATGGTTTTCATCTGAATAAGGTTGTATCCATCTACTTAGAGCAAGTGAATCTACAAAACCCCTTTCAGTTTCTTTGGTAACTGTATCCATTTTAAGTGGAGAACTTATTTTTAGTTTATTAGTTTCAGCTGAACTTTTACTTTTGTGAACTCTACAAACAATGTCTTCACCATTTGATAATTTTATTACTTGAGTACTCATAGATTTATCCTATTGATTTCGTATTTAAATTGTTCTTCCTTATAGATATTTAGTCGTTGTAAAAAATGTCTGTAGGTAAAGTTGGGTCTAGATTTATAGGTAATGTTATCTGACACATCAAATAGCTTAACTCTGGACTTATCATCACTTTGTCGTAATCCTCTACCAATTGACTGAAGCACTCGTATTCTACTTTTTGATGGACTTGCGAACACGATATTATTGATAGCCCTAATGTTAATACCAGTAGAGAACGTACCATATGATGCAACGATAATCGCATCTTTTTCTTTTTCTGTAATTGCACGAATTTTTTCTCTTGTTTCTGTAGTTGTTCCACCATACACAAAAAATACTTTTCTGTCAAGTGTTTTTATTTCATTGTATAATAAAACTCCATGTTTTTCAACTAACTGAAAGAGTAATAGAGTATTACCTTTTATACTTGCACATAGTTTTTCAATAAATTTATTTCTCTTGGGATGTGAAACCAAATAGTTTATTTCTTCTGCATATGTATAATATCTAACTCTCTTGGCTTCTTCTTCTGTGTGTTTCAATACAATACAATCAATATCTAATTCTGCAAGAGTTCCCCTGTCGATTAGTTCCTTTGTTGAAATAATCTTCTTAACTTGACCGAATAAGCCCTCAAGTACAAGTCTATGTGTTTGAGTTCCATCTAAAGTACCAGTTAAACCGAACCTGTACCTGACTTCCCCTGACTTCGCCATAATATCTGTTAGAGATTTTGCTTTGAATAGATGAGCTTCATCTCCTATAATGCAACCATATTGTGCAAAGTAAGGTCTATGTAGTTTGTAAATAGATTGCCATGTCGATATCACTACAGGTTTTTTAGAACCTTTATCCATACCAGCATATACTCTGTGGATATATTTGTCCTCCCAACCATAATCGATAAAATCAGAATACATCTGTTCAACTAATGATGTAGTAGGTACAAGTATAAGTGTTTTTAGATTCATTAGGTTATAATACCTAACAAGTGTATAGATTATGAGTGATTTCCCTGAAGCAGTAGGAGATAAAAGAAGACAACGATTTGACTGTATAGCGTGCCAGATTGCATCAATCTGGTAATCACGAAATTGTATAGGTTTTCCCCTGCTCTTGGGTCGTAAGGACTCTGCGAAATCTCTGACGCTCTCACGAAGAACATTCCTGTCATTTTCTACTCCTTTTTCTATTATATATTCAATTGACTTTTTTGAACAATACTCTTTTACATAGGGTAATAGTCCAACATAGATTCTACCATTTCTAGGTGAAAACAATCTTATCTTTCCATCCCACATACGATTACGATATTGTGGCATGAACTTAGCGCCTGGTACTTCAAAAGTAAAATAATCAGATAGTTCTCTAGAAACATCTTCGTCTACCTCTAACTCTAGGTAAACCTCATTAACTTTTGAGATTTTCATTATCTAACCTTTGGGCCTAATAACCACCCAACTATACTTTTTCTTACACCAGATTTTACTGGTCTTACTCTATGCCACATATCTGAATGAAACAATATACAGTTTTCATTACTTCTTTTCCACTCTGATATGTATCTTGGTTTTGCATCAGGGCCATGTATTTCTAAGTCGAACTCACCACCCTTAAAGTTATCATTTAAAAATATAGAAAAAGATATCTTTCTAATTCTACCATCTGAATAAGGTTCATTATTTAAGTCTTGATGCCACCCATATTCTTGACTTGTGTCATATTCAGAATATTGTAAAGGTTCTATATTATCAACATAAAGATTTGAGAAATCTTCTGCTTTATTTTTCATTACAGAAAAAACTCTTTGACATATAGTTCTTTCCTTTATCCATGATACACTAGAATTTCTTTTTGTCAACCCACTTTTATCATTTATATTTCCTTTTGTCAAGGTATCTTCTTTATTTCTCAATATGTCTTGTATTAGGTTATTTGGAAAGTTTATTACTGAATAGTTCATTTTTTTCTCGTTGTCTTAAATACAACACAAGTTCGCAACTGGTAACATTCACGACTTACTGGTTGAGCTTGATGTGGTAGATTTGCTGGGAACTTAATTAATCTATTACCTTTATAGTTGATATGATGTGTAATATTATTTAATTCGTTATCATAGATTGCTGTTCCACCACCCCAATCTATTCTCCAATCCATTCTTGGATAGTAAATGAAAGTCATATCCCCATCATCTCTATGTATGTGTGGTTCTATTCCATGTGTGTGTGCATTAAGATAAGCTCTTTCCATTTCATAATTATACCTATCGCTAATCTGATTCCAGATAGGAGTAAAATCTCCCAGTTCTTTTACATTATGTCCTAAGAAAACGTGCCAGTGTTTATTTGTACCACCCTTTACTGAATCATAATCATATTTCCATGACACTTCTCTTAATTGCATATCAATCAATTGTGCAATATGTTCTTCTAAAAAATTGTCTGTAAATTCTATCATTAGTAAGATGCTCCTGCTTCAAATTTCTTCCATTCAATCGCATTTTTTATATCCCAACCACGATTATCAACTGACTTGATAACTCCTTTGATATAATCTACGACTGTTTCTAAATAACCAATTTTATTCTCTGCATTAATAATTTCTTCATCAGATGTAATGTAAACTGCTAGGTCTGTCTTTAATACTTTGAGGTCAAAAGGTTTTGATGCATATATTTTTGCATCAGCTTTACCACCATAGTATTCCCATTTCTCACGATACAATCGTTTGTAATCTCCTTTTGCTCTATACAAAAGAAGTTCATATCTAGTTTTATGGTCTAGGTAAGTTGCTTTTATTTCTTGGTTTTTTAATGATTCTGTATCTAGGTGTTCATCATCTACTTTCAAGTCTCTCTGGACTTGCAGTTTCAATTCGTCAAGGTTCATATTATCTCACTTATAAAGTCACTATCTCATATAATTTATATCGAAAACTAATCTCTGCTGTTAAATAATCTACATCTGTGGCTTGGTTGTTATAACTCAAAGAACTCAAAGACACAGGAAATAAATCTGCAAATCGAACCTCTACCAAAGGATTATTTTTATTTGATAGAATTGTAAGAGTTGCATCAGAATACATTCCTCTATCTGCTGTTGCAGTGCCCACTCTGTCAGTAGATACAGTTTTTGCAGATGTTGGATTATTTGATGTATCACTTCTAAAAGAACTAAACTGTGTTCTATTCTTTGGGAAACCAATACCTATTAACCAGTTGTGTATTGATATATAGTTTTCTAAGTACTCATCCACAATAAAACTCACATCTAAATTACCAAAAGTAATTTTATCTCCCATGATTGGTATATCTTTATATGGTGTAGGTATTACTGCTTCACCCAAAGATATATCTGGAATGTTGGCTGCAGTTGTAAAGAACTGCACCTTTGGTAACTGGTTAATCATAAACCTAAACTGGGTTGGACTACTATAGTCTAACTTGTCTGGTTGTCTGTTTAATGGTGATGTTTCTGTTGTCATACTACTATTTATAACAAAAAAAAGAGAGGAATAAATCCTCTCTCTTTAGGTTGGTTAAAAAACCGATACTACATAAGGTTAGCGACTTTAACTTTTCTGTAATATTTGTTAGTTGCAGATGAGATAGAAATCGCACCATCAGCTGCAGCAGCAACTGTTCCAGTATGGAATGGGTTTGCGGCGATACCATATCTTGTCTTGAAACCAATTTTTGGTTGAAATGAGTTTTCACCAACTGCACGAACCATTTGTAATGGTACATATGGGCAATAAAACATTCCAGCGTCATATGGAGAAGTTCCTTTATATCCTACAACGTAGTATTGTGATGCAGATACGTTTGCAGCATATGGGTCTACATATACTTTATATCTACCATTCATAACACCAGCAAATGTTGTTGAAGTGTCATCAACATTCAAGTTGTTGTTAAGAGCAGGAGTGTAATCTAGAACACCAGCCAT